CCGCCCTTCATTGTTCAGAAGCGACAAGAATATATCCTCGCAAAAGATAAACACAATGGGCGGCGGTCTTCTTCAGCTCGTCGCATATGGTGCTCAGGATGCCTACATCACCGGAAATCCCCACATCACCTTCTGGAAGGTCATGTACAAGCGGCACACCAACTTTGCTATGGAGGCCATGCGTGTCAACTTCACGGGCTCGCCTAGCTATGGCCAGCGTTCGGTTGTGGTGGTCAACCGGAATGCTGACCTGATGTTCCGCACGTACCTCGAGGTGACGCTCCCCGACACGCGTGCGGCTGCCACGGGTGCCACACAGGACGTACTGTGGACGGCTGGCGGACGTCGCCGTCTTGGTTACCTCCTCATCCAGCAGGTGGAGATTGAGATTGGTGGCCAGGTGATGGACCGTCACTATGGCGAGTGGATGTTCCTATGGGAGTCCCTCACTTCGCAGTACGACCAGTCGGTTCGCCTTGACCAGATGCTTGGTGCCGCCGTTCAGGGTACGTACTCGACGCCCGCTGGCTGCAACGGTCGCCCGACAGTGATGTACATCCCGCTGTCCTTCTGGTTCTGCCGCAACCCGGGTCTGGCTCTGCCGCTCATCGCTCTCCAGTACCACGAGGTTCGCCTGAACTTCATCTTCCGCCAGGCGACGGACCTGGTCCAGAACATCACGACGGGTGGTGGTGCGTTCACAGGTGGCATCACGGCGGCGGCTGCGGCCCTGCCCCGCTTCAAGGATGCGGCGGTCTACGTGGACTACATCTACCTCGACACGGATGAGCGTCGCCGCTTCGCCCAGCAGTCGCACGAGTACCTGATTGACCAGCTTCAGTATGGTCTTCAGCAGTCGGTGACTTCGCAGACGGTCCGCCTCGACCTGACGCTGAACCACCCGGTCAAGGAGCTGGTGTGGGTCTACCAGGATGCCCGCAAGCTCGACTGCTCGCAGCTTTCGGCTCTGGGGTCCCCCAACACGCAGCCGTTCACGTACGACGACATTGCCAACCGCTGCCGCCTCCAGCTCAACGGCCAGGACCGCTTCGACGAGCGGTATGGTGACTACTTCTGGAAGGTCCAGCCGTACCAGCACCACAGCGGCGGTGCATTCGAGCCGCACGCGTACACGCAGCTGCCGCTTACGGGCTCGACTCAGGGTAGCACGGCGATTGCGTTTACAGCGGATACAAACGTCACTGGCGGTACACAGAAGAACCTCGCGAACTTCACTCTGTCAACGTCTGTGCCTGCGGCTACCCTCGCATCGTGGGCTGGCCTGGTCTTCACGATTGTCAATGGAACAAAGGCGGACGGATCTGCGGTGGTTGTTACCCCGGGAACGACGCTCACGTTCCCGACCACGGCGGGCACCTTACCGTCTACGGGTGCACTCGGTGCGAACGCTCTTGCGGCGGCAACGGGAGCCACGTTCTATGCCAGCTACGACCCGAACGCCCTGGTCAATGACAGTTTCAACGCCGGTGCGTATGGACAGGCTGGTTACCAGACGACGAACCCGGATGCGATCCCGCTCACTGGTCTGTCAACGGCGTACACGCAGTCGGTGAACCCGATCAACGTGTACTCGTTCGCTCTGGCCCCCGAGGAGCACCAGCCGTCTGGCTCGTGTAACTTCTCGCGTATCGACACGACCACACTGGTGTTTGATTCGATTGTCGGTATGGATGGCAAGGCCCTGGTGGCTGGCTCGTTCCCGAGCAAGAACTACCCGTACCTGTTCCGCATGTACGCCGTGAACTACAACATCTTCCGCGTCATGAGTGGCATGGGTGGCCTGGCGTACTCCAACTAAAGTCGCTCAACTCTTCCGGAGATACGGAATTGCCAGAAGAACAAGAAGCACAATCAGAACACCAATGTCAAACACACCGACGATCTTCTTGTACTTGATGGGCAACTCGTGTGTTCCGGGTGGGACTCCGCCATAAGGTTTGGCCCACCCAATCAGCCCACCGAGAAGTGTAGGCCCTAGCTTGTCATTGCAGTCGTAAATGTAGTCATACCACGCCATCAACACATAGGCTGTCATTGCGAGGACAAACGCAAGCACAACCTCGTGTTCCCACGCCTTCGGATGCGGCATCCAAAAGATAAACAGAATGAACACTGCGAAGGCGATACACTTCTCGTTCAAGTAGAGCGGTGTTCCGAAGAGCCCGCCACCCATTTTGCTTTCAGGTCAGTTTTTGTTATGCGTGTATTCGGCAGACACTGTCCGATTCCAAGGGTCTGTTGCATCATAATCGGAGCTGGGTCGCCAGGTATCGGACACTTGACGTGGTCGTACCCAAGAATGTGACCCATCTCATGCGAAACAACATACTGACGGTACCCATCGAGCGACTGCTTGCTTTGGGGTGACCCATGAAGCCATCTCTTCGCATTGAGGTACATGCGTTTCCCACCCAATTCGGCACATGAGAGATTGCTCGGTAGCCCACATACCTTGACAACATTCGCAGGCGACACTAAGCGAATCTCGACGTCCGGGTTGGCGGTTACGTGGACGAACCGATACCCATGAGCCTCCCATCCATCCGGGTCAGCCAAGTAAATTTGAAGCAAATTGGAAAACTCCTCTTGCGGATACCGGACATCCGGATCCACATGAGCCGTATACCGCACAACCCTGGTCATGCTCTTGCTTCTAGGAAACGAAAAGTATAGAGATACGGATAGACAGAGCAAATGCCGAAGTGCTCTCATTGTAAAAAGCGTACTCACCTGCTCTTCGCATGTCAGTGTCCTGCGTCCTTCTGCGTCAAGTGCCGCACCCCAGAGGTTCACGAGTGCAAGGACTATGTTTCTGCAAAAGTTGTCTTGGTGAAGGTTGTTGCCGAGAAGGTTACACCAGTCTGAGGTGCTTGATGAAGGTGTTCGCAATGTTCCGTGCCTGCGTCTGCGTCATGTGCTTCCAGTCCATAACGGACATCACGATGCCACCATCACGCAGAATCACCTCGAGGACCACCTCCTTGCCATTGACGCTGGTCTCCTCAAAGGTCACGAGCCATCGGTCCTCGTTCTCTGGCGTCTTATCGCCCACACGGCAGTTCCCCACGAGGTCGGAGAAGTCATAGAGCGTATCGGAGATGGCGTTATCGAAGTTCATTTTGGCTGCCTTCCGTTAGGGTTGGCGGCCTCGGATTCGTTTTTAAAACGGATTCCGCCACTCGCTCAGAAGGGAGAGCGCCAAGATGAACGCCACTCTTCCTGTTCAAATCGTGAATCACGTTCTCTACAGCATCATGCCGTATGACTTGGTACCGTATGCGGTCTCCGCATTCTACGCATCGTACCACGAGCTTCCAGATGGGCGGGATACTCAGGCTATCACCCTGACTCATCTATTCGACACACTCGACCTCTTTACGCGGGGACATTTCCAGAGAGTGTCCATCTTCGACCGCCTGGCGGGTTGTCTCGCGGGAATGAGGGTCGCAGACTTCGAGGTCCTTGACCATCACTCTCAGGTCGTCCTGGCCAGAGTGTAGGTCAGCGGATAAATTAGGTCGGAAAACGAATTTTTTAGGTCTAAGCCCAAACCCAGAGTGGGGTCAGCACACACTGACTCTACAAGCCTCCAAGCCTTCTCTTCTCTCCAACTTCAACAATGGCTGCTCACCTCTGCAACTTCATCAAGCGGGGCGACCTTCGCCCCTGCGAGGTTCTCGTCAACCCCGCACCCGACGGCACGCATACATACTGTGGCATCCACGCCCCCATCATCCTCCGGCTCGGACGCCCTCCTGCTGGATGGTGCGAGCACATCATCTCTGGCCAGCCCGAGCACTGGTGCCAGCGGCTCGTGATTGCCGGTGACCGCCTGTGCACCGCACACGCGGCACGCCGCGAACGCGAGAATCGGCTGCGAATGGCCCGGAACGAGGTCGAGGACCTGGCACGCCGGGCACGTGCCGCCCTGGCTGCGGAGATGCACGCGGGACTCCGCATCGCCCCGCCTCCTCCCCCACGTGCGGCCGTCCTCTTCAACGCAGAGATGCGGGTAGCGGAAGCACGTGCGGCAGCGGTAGAAGCCGGCCAGGCCGCTCGCATCCGGGCACCCGCGGGGGAGATGCAGCGGCTCGCGAACGACCGGCAGAACGTTCACACCGGCCCCGTTGTCAGACAGACCAGTGCGGGCGAGGAGAAGCTGTTGGCTGTCCGGACCGACGGCAAACCAGTGGGTCTCCGCATCCTGCGGAACTTTGTGAACCGAGGAGGGTCCATGCAGAGCTTCCTCCGGGTCGCGAACGACATCGAACGCTGGTATTCGGCAATGACCTGCCGCACCTCAGGTGACCGCCTGTACGGCCGTCTCCTCGAGGGTCTGTGGACTCTGATTGAGCAACAGCCAGAGGCACAGCGTGCAGAGCTGAAGACCCGCCTCTGGCAGGAGGCAACCGAATCCGTTGGGATGTGTTGCGAGGGACACATCTCCCGCCTGGTGAATGTGATGGCCGGGTTCGACGAGGCGTTCCGACCCCAGGTATCCGCCGGAGAGGCCATCCAGTCCAAGATGGCTGAGCTTGCGGGCAAGACGGACCTTTCTCCGGGACAGCGGGTTGCAGCGGCCCGCGTGTTCCTAACGGAGCTGGCCCTCACGCCGGAGGAGCAGGCCCCGTGGCTGGAGGCTCTCGAGTGAGTCGCACAACCAAAACCAAAAAACTTTTTACACGACTCTGTCGTTCATCGGTTCTGTCTCTGCAAAACGGATTTCGCATTGAAGAGAGACTGAGAACTCAACGCAAAAATGGCACTCTCTACTTCTGACCTCGACGAGCTGTACACGGCCTACACTAAGGACAACTTCGCCCGGTTTGAGCGTGCCTGCGTTGGCATGTTCGTAGACTACTGGGTTTCCAAGATTCCGCACGATATCAAGGACCGGCTTCTCGACGCCATTCGCTACTCCCGGACGCGGCGTGACATGTGGGTTCGGTTCCCCAAGGTCATCAGTCCAGACCACAAGATTGTGATCGACGGTCGCACCATGCACTCGCATCACATCATTCACAAGACGGACGCACTCGCCCAGATTGCGGCGGCGATTGGTGACCACATCCACGTGCGACCGGTTGTAGGTGAGGACGGGAATACCATCCTTCGCATCGAGTACTGGCCGCCTCGCGTCCACACTGTGCCCAATCCAGAGGACCAGTGGACAGACATGCCCCCGATGGATGGCTACCCACACAATCCAGATTTCTGAAAACGAATTCATCGCCAACACAGAAAGTCCAATAGCCGGTCATCCAAAGTGGCCATCAAGACAACGCTTCCAAGCAACCAAGCAACAATGCTCTCCTTCATCCCGCACTCCGTCTCCCGCAAGCGTGCCGGTTTCGTTCGCAACCCCGCTGCGGGTTGGTCGATCAATATCCCGCAGTGGATTCCGGCCCCCAAGAAGCCCGCCGTTGACATGGCGGCTGTTGACCGCGTGGTTGACATTCTGGCTCGCTTTGTGGCCAAGTGGGTCGCACAGAGCCGTGCGGCCCGCAGTGCCGCCCGCGTCCGCGAGGCCGGCGAACGTTGGACTCGCCTCGCCATGACGCCTAGCTGGGCGAGCATGATGGAGCACGAGGACCGCCGGCAGGCCATCGCGGCCCGCCGCGAGTTCGCCCGCTGCGTCGAGATGCCGGAGGCACAGTGGAAGGCACAGTGCCGTGCCGCCATCGCCGAGGCATCCGATGTGGGCCCGCTCATGCTGGCGTGGGTGCCCATCTGGGCCGCCCGCGACGCCAATGTTGCCCGCAACCTCGTCCAACAGACGCAGGTCTGGAATGAGGTGGCACTGCACAACCGCCAGCTGCCCGCACAGCGGCGTGTGGCCCGTGTGGTCCGCAACCACTTCGCAATCGACTCCGATTCCGAGTAAACACAACCCCACAAAAAGTTCAACAAACCACAACCACAAATGAGGCGGAGGACAATTCGAGGGGCAACGATGGCGAGTAAGGCTAATCTCCCCCCAAGAACCCCGAGCTGAAGCGCGCGTTTCCGTCCGCCACGCA